CCAATCTTATTTGGATGAACTACAGGTTGAAATTCAAATGGGGGATTACTTGGGTTATTATGAAACTGAAAGTAAAGTTAGATACTATTCAGTAGCCGATGACGGAAGGGTCGTTTCAGACAATCGTCATACTTATGGAGGTTATAAACCATTTTACAGGACTATTATTGCAACACCTGTGAGTCAAAATGAATTCTTTGGTACGTAATGGCATTTCCAAAACAAATTAAACCAAACATTGATTTAGTTCCACCGAAAACTCTTTCGGCAAGGAGGGAACAATTATTGGAGTTTATCAACAAAGACGGGACCTACCTCCCACAAAGTGTTTTACATGCTGATTTGGATTTAGGTATGTTGGAGTTTGTGAAGGAAAAATTAAAAACAACAGTATCAGGAAAAGATATTAATGTTGTTGACAAGATTATAACTAACCAAAGATGGTCTCAATTTACAGAAACTTGGAATTTCAAAGACCCTGACTTTAACGTACAACTTCCTTTTATAACGTTGGTTCGTCAACCTGAAGTAAAATACGGAACCAATCCGTCAACCCAATATACTATTCCAAATAGAAAACAATTTTATTATGCAACAGTTCCTACTTGGAATGGAAACCAAAAAGGGTTTGACGTTTATACGATTCCACAACCTGTTCCTGTTGATTTAAACTTTCAAGTAAAAATTATGTGTAACAGAATGAGAGAGTTGAACACATTTAACAAAAATGTTCTTCAAACTTTTTCATCTCGTCAGGCTTATACTTTTATCAAGGGTCAGTATGTACCAATCATTATGAATAACATAACTGATGAGTCGGTAACTGAAATTGAGAAAAGACAATATTATATTCAAAGTTACGACTTCACTATGTTGGGTTACTTAATTGATGAAGAAGAATTTGAAGTAAAACCTGCGGTGGCTCGTGTCGTTCAATTATTTGAGACCGATGTTAATGTTGCTAAGGGTAGAAGAGCCGAAACATTTCCACCAAATCCTAACGAATTTGAATATCGTTTATTCTACACTTCGGGTAACACAACCTTGATTGATAACCAAGTTGATTATAGAATTAATTTAAGTTTGGTGTCAACAAACAACATTAATAGTTGGGATGTTACAATTAATGGAGATTTTTATGGAAGTAATTTAGATATCATTCAATTGAATACTGGTGACATTTTACAGGTGGATATTACAAAAGATAATGTAGGTGAAGAGGCGTTAATTTTATACAATGCCAAACTAGTTTAATCCTCTCCGTAAATGTCTTTTTTCACTTGGCAATTGTCGTAGATGAGTTTCTCAACAAATTTATGAATTTTCAAACCATTATCCTCACAATACTTTTTTAATACAGTATGTGCCTTTTCAGATATTTTTAGGTTCTTGATATTGTTATGGTTAGTTTTCATAAAGTATGAAAAAAGGGAGAAAAAAATCTGCCAGTTTATTAATACATATTTAAAAGTCAAGTTTTTTGTATTTGAAATGAATATTTATCTATAAAATAAAACCGCACAAGAAAAAATTAATCAATGGCAACAGCACAAGCTAATCAGAAAGTATTTGTATCTCCAGGTGTTTACACTTCGGAAACCGATTTGTCTTTCGTGGCCCAAAGCGTAGGTGTAACTACTTTGGGTCTAGTTGGTGAAACATTAAAGGGTCCAGCATTTGAACCTATTTTTATAACCAACTTTGACGAATTCCAAACATTCTTCGGAGGTACCGTTCCTGAAAAATTCATTGGAACGCAAATCCCTAAATATGAAGCCGCATATATTGCAAAGGCATATCTACAACAATCTAACCAATTATTCGTAACAAGAGTACTTGGTTTATCAGGTTATGATGCGGGTCCTTCTTGGTCTATTAGAGTGACCGCTAACGTAGATGGTACAACAATCGGAGTAGATACTGATGTTGTGGCACTAAACTTTACCGCAGTAGTAACCGGTAACACAGGTGTAAGTAATGTTTTAAACTTTACAACTCCATTACCTGACGTTATTGCTGACAACCTTAACATTCAATACTTGTTAAACAATGGTTCAACAAGCACTTACAACAAAGACATCTTCAATTTTATTTTAGGTGTTTCAGGTAACACAAGTATTACAGGTACTACATTGAATGTTTATGGGTCAATTCCTGAAACAGAATACAATGACTTGTCAGCACAATACACAACTTTGGGTAACGTATTCAGTGTTGATAGTATGAACTTAGCGTTTAACGATTTAACAGATTCTGTTAATGACCCTTGGTATTATGCAACTTTTACAAATTATTCTAATAATAGTTACTCAGGTTTTTCTTGGGATTATGCGGTTACGGATTTCACCACAGGTGGAACTGGAAATTTTGATGTAACTTTATCAGGTACTGTTTATTACTATAGTGGAACTGCTTACACAGAGTACAATGACTTAGTTGTTGCGACTCTTCGTTCAAGAGGTATTTCAGTATATGACGCTAACAATCATGGTCCTGTTTATCAAGTAACAGGGTTGACTGACTTGGATATGATTTGTACAGGAGCATATTCAGGAGTTACAAATAGTCCGTTCTCAACATTCTTATTGAGTGGTGTTACTTATGAAAATAAAACATTCCAATTTGAAACTTCATTTGGTAGTGTTGATGCAAATTACATCACAAAGGTTCTTGGTATCACTAACTTCTCAAAATCAAGAACTGAGGTTCCTATTTATGTTGAAGAGTCCTACCCAGGTCTATTAAATTATGCATATAACAAAGGATATATTAGAGGATTAAACTGTGAGTTAATTGCTTTACCTGAAGCAAGAGATAAAACTTCAACAACTTCTATTGCTTGGTTCTTGGACAAATATCAAACACCAAAGACTCCATTTGTTGTATCTGAATTAAGAGGTAACAAGGTTTATAACTTATTTAAATTTGCATCAATTTCAGATGGTGGTTCTGCTAACACAGAAGTTAAAATTTCAATTGCTAACATTTCATTCTCAAATCAAACTTTTGATGTTTTGGTTAGAGATTTCTTTGACACAGACGCAAATCCTGTTGTTTATGAAAAATATACAAACTGTACTATGGACCCAGGTTCTAACAGTTTTGTTGCTAAAAAGATTGGTTCTGCTAATGGTGAGTTTCCATTAGTATCTGCTTACATCATGATTGAACTTTCTGATGAAGCACCAATAGACGCATTACCTTGTGGTTTCCGTGGATTTGAAGAAAGAGTATACGATAGTGCTTCAAATCCTTCACCATTCCCTATAATCAAAAACAAGTACTTCTTCCCAGGTGAAACAATCTTTGACCCCCCATTTGGAAGTACATACGGTGGAACAAACATCGTGTCTTCAAGTGGTGACGTTGTAAGAAGAACTTACCTTGGTATGTCATCACAATTTGGTGTTGACTCTGACTTGTTACAATATAAGGGTAAAAAGAACCCTGTTGTAGGTTGGGATACTGCAACTGAATCTGAACCTTGGAATTACCTAACTCAAGGTTTCCACATGGACTCAGGTGCTACAGTTGTTACAATCGGTAACGCTCAAGTTACAAGTGGTACACCAGCGTTTGTTTGTGGTATTGCAAATTTTGATGCTGAACCAACAACTCAAGATAATCCATATTATTTCTTATACTCAAGAAAATATACATTCTGTTTCCAAGGTGGATTTGATGGATGGGATATCTACAGAGAGTTTAGAACTAACCAAGACAGATTTATGTTGGGTGCATCAGGATACTTACAAGGTTCTACACCTACTCAAAGATATCCGACAGCATCTGGTGACGGTACGTTCAAGAGAATCGTTGTGGCAAACAATACACAAGATTTTGCAAACACCGACTACTACGCTTACTTACTTGGTATCTTGTCATTCAATAACCCTGAATCAACAAACATTAACGTATTCGCAACTTCAAGTATTGATTACATTAATAACTCTAACTTGTGTGAAAGTGCAATTGGTATGATTGAAAATGAAAGGGCTGACTCAGTTTACATCGTGACAACCCCTGACTACAACATGTACACTTCAGACGGTGGTTCTCAATACGAAATCATTTACCCACAAGAAGCGGTTGACAATTTGGATGAAACAGGAATTGATTCATCATACACAGCAACTTACTACCCATGGATTTTGGAAAGAGATACTGTTAACAACACTCAAATCTACTTACCACCAACAGGTCAAGTTTGTAGAAACTTAGCGTTGACTGACAACATTTCATTCCCATGGTTCGCATCGGCGGGTTACACAAGAGGTCTTGTTAACTCAGTTAAGGCGAGATTGAAACTAACTCAAGAAGATAGAGACACCTTGTATCAAGGTCGTATCAACCCAATCGCAACCTTCTCTGATGTTGGAACTGTAATTTGGGGTAACAAAACTCTTCAAGTTAAAGATTCAGCTCTTAACAGATTGAACGTAAGAAGATTGTTGTTACAAGCTCGTAAGTTGATTTCAGCGGTGGCAGTTAGATTGTTGTTTGAACAAAATGACGAAATCGTAAGACAACAGTTCTTGGATTCGGTTAACCCAATCCTTGATGCAATCAGAAGAGACAGAGGTCTTTATGACTTCCGTGTAACAGTAAGTTCTTCACCTGAAGATTTGGATAGAAACACATTAACAGGTAAAATTTACTTAAAACCTACGAAAGCTCTTGAATTCATTGATATTGAATTCTTCATCACTCCAAGTGGAGCTTCGTTTGAAAATATCTAATAAAAAACAAAGTGGGGTTTCGGCCCCACTTTTTAGCCGTTTATAAATAATGAATAGAATTAAAGAAGGTTTTGAAGGTAAGGCACCAGATTTAAAATACTATGCCTTTGATTGGGATGACAACATCGTTCACATGCCAACCAAGATAGTTTTGGAAGATACTTCAGGTGATGAGGTAGAAATGTCAACTGAAGACTTTGCAACTTTTAGAGATAGAATTGGAAACGAATCGTTTGATTATATGGGCAGAACAATCAAAGGTTATGCTAATAATCCTTTCAGAAATTTTAGAGTGGAAGGTGATAAACAATTTTTGATAGATGCAATGAGAGCAAAACCAGGTCCGGCTTGGGATGACTTTAAAGAAGCAATCAACAACGGTTCCATTTTTGCGATAATCACTGCAAGGGGTCACAACCCAAAAATCATCAAAGAGGGTGTTTACAATTACATTATTAATAACTTTGAAGGTATTGATAAAAAAACGTTATTAAAAAACTTAAAAAAATATCGTGATTTTGTTGGTGAAGAAGAAATGACGGATGAAGAATTGATTCGTTCTTACTTAGAACTTAACAAATATAATCCGGTGAGTTTTGGTGAGGGTTCCGCGGCAAACCCTGAAGAACTTAAGGTAACAGCTATGGAAGATTTTGTGAGATATGTGAAATCCATGGCGGCACTTTTACAAAAAAGTGCAATACTTAAAAAAGATATTGCCAATAAATTTTCTCCTAGAGTACCTTTAATAGGCTTTTCAGATGATGATATTAAGAATGTAGATGTAATGAAGAAACATTTTGATAAAATCAAAGAACCAATTAAGGTATATTCTACTAAAGGAGGAATTAAAAAAGAATACTAGAACTAGACCTAGTGAAGATATAGTTTTTTCAAAAACAAAGTAAAGGGAAAAATTTTCACACAGGTAGTATTTATAATAAAAGATAAAAAATTTAAAGAAATTAAAACAACATGGCTGACTTATTAATGAAAATGCCCATACCTTACGAACCGAAGCGTCAAAACCGCTTTATCCTAAGGTTTCCTTCTTCGTTAGGTATTAACGAATGGTTTGTTGAATCAACAAAACGTCCATCAATCAAAATTGCTTCAACTGAAATTCAGTTTTTGAATACATCAACATTTGTTGCAGGTAGATTTAACTGGGATGAAATTCCGGTTACCTTCCGTGACCCTATTGGTCCATCTGCGGCTCAAGCTCTTATGGAGTGGGTTCGTTTACACGCTGAATCAGTGACAGGTCGTATGGGTTACGCTGCGGGTTATAAAAAAGATATTGACCTTGAGATGTTAGACCCAACAGGTGTTGTTGTTGAAAAATGGATTTTGTACGGAACATTCCTAACAAGTGTGGATTTTCAAACCCTTAACTATTCCCAAGATGGATTAGCAACAATTTCTTGTAATTTAAGACCTGACCGTTGTGTTTTAATTTACTAATTTCTATTTATTTACTTTTTTAAATCAATATATTTAACCGTAGAACCAAACTCTACGGTTTTTTTATTATGGAAGATATATCACAATACGGACAAGAAAATTTCTCAATGCCACATGACGTGGTTCAATTACCTTCAAGAGGTATTTTTTATAAAAACAAAAAAAGTTCTGTCAAGGTAGGATACCTAACCGCTGCGGATGAAAACATTTTGATGGGGAGAAGTGACGATGTTACTATGCAACTTCTTAGAAATAAATTGTATGAACCCGGTATGAAACCTGAAGAGTTGTTGGAGGGTGATATTGAGGCAATTTTAATTTTCTTAAGAAATACCTCTTTCGGACCTGAAATGGAAATGTCTTTAAAAGACCCAGTAACTGGCAATGAATTCAAAACACAAGTTTTGTTGGATGAGTTAAACATCAATAAAGGGGTTGAACCTGATACTGATGGTACATTTTCGGCGACTTTACCTGTATCAGGTGTTCAAGTTAAATTAAAACCACTTACTTATGGTGATGGTTTAGAACTTAGAAAAATATTTGAATCATACCCACAAGGTAGGGTTGTTCCAAGAGTTACGATGAGATTAGTAAAAGAAATTCAAAGTATTAATGGAAACACTGATAAGGGTGAAATAACAAAATTTGTAGAGCAGATGCCAATCGCTGACTCTAAATTCATTAAAAAATTTATGAATGAAAATGAACCAAGATTGGATATGGAAAGAATTGTTATGGCCCCGTCAGGAGAAAAACTCACAGTGAATGTTGGGTTTGGGGTCGAATTTTTTCGTCCTTTCTTCTGATTATAGAAAGTCTCAAATAGACGAATTTTATTATTTGAAGACGTTACTTGGTGTTTCATACCAAGAATTTTTGATTATGCCTATCTTTATTAGGAAATATCTTTTGAATAAATGGATTGAAGATAAATCTCAAAAATAACAAAAGAATCTATTTATTTAGAAATACAACATGGCTAATCCGAACGATTTTGATAGTGTGGGTGATATGCTCAAAGCAGCTAAAGATGCCTTGAACTTTAAAGATACCATAGATAAAATCTATACGGGAATCAATAATATTAATCAGTCTTTAGGAGACAATAGAATAAGAGCTGTTGAGTTTTCAAATGCTATCAGTGATTCTGCATCAAGTTTAGTCCGTGTTGGTGCTTCTCTTGATGACATTGATTCAACAATTATTTCTATCAGTGAAGGTGCTCGTAGAAATGTAATTGAAACTACAGATACAATTACTGAAATTTATGCTGCGGCACAACTTATTGGTCAACAAGCGGACCCTGCAAGACTTGTTGAAAATTTCCAAGCAGCTGGATACGAAATATCACAAGTTGGGGAGACAGTTGCAGAATCCATTGGATATGTTCAAAGTTTAGGACTTAATTCAAGAAAAATCATGCAAGACGTTGTCAATAGCATGGAATACATGAATAGGTTTAATTTTTCTGATGGTGTTGTTGGATTAACAAAAATGGCTGCACAGGCATCTATGTTACGATTTGATATGGCGACCACCGCCAAATTCGCTGACAGTGTTATGAATCCACAAGGTGCTATTGAAATGGCATCTGCGTTCCAAAGATTGGGTGTTATGGCAGGTGATTTGGTTGACCCGTTTGTGTTAATGGATAAATCAATCAACGACCCTGCAGGACTTCAAGATAGTTTAATCAATCTTACCAAGCAATTTACGATATTTGATGAGAAGACTCAATCATTTAAAATTGCACCAGGTGCACAAAGACAAATTAAAGAAATTGCCGAAGCTGCGGGAATGACCGCGGCTGAATTTACAAAAACCGCACTATCCGCAGCTGACATGGATAGAAGACTTGGTCAGATTAATCTTGGTATCAATGCAACTGAAGAAGAAAAGATGTTGGTTGCCAACATGGCTAAGATGGGTACGGGAGCTTTTAAGGGTGACTATGTTGTTCAGATTAAAGACGATGAAGGTAAGGACCAAACAAAAAGGTTAAGTGACCTACAATCAGAAGAATTCCAAAAATTAAGGGAAATCCAAGAAAGTGCACCAAAAACTGTTGAAGACATACAAAGAGCACAACTTGGTGTTATGGATACAATACATAGAGATTTGGTTGCATTACCAATCCAAATTGGATATGCTATCGGTGGACAATCGGCGATTATCAGAGGTGCTGAGGCACTTAAAAGAGCTGGTGACGATATAGCAGGTGCCTTATATTCTGAAGGAGTTTTAGGTAGTGGTGAAGATACAAGAAAATTCTTCGAAACTGTTGGTGACGGATTTAAAGATTTATTAGTAAAAGCATCAAGAGGTGATGTGAACGCTCTTAATGAAGCTACCAAAAGAGTTGAAGAGAAATCAAATGAACTTGGTAGTAGTGTTGTTAGTAAATTTATGGAATTTGCATCTCAACTTGGTATTGAAAAACCAAGAAGTGGTGAAGAAAGTTATTATAATGAGAAGATTACTTCCGCTGTTGATAAGGCTAGGAAAAGCATGGCTAAAGATGTTGAAGTAAATCAACAAAAAGATGTTAATATTAATGGTCAAGTAAGATTTGTAATTGATGCCCCTGTTGGTGTTGATACCGCCAGACTTACACAATATGTTCAAAGCCCTGAATTTAAAAATGCTTTAGTAAAAGTTCTTGGTGAAATAGATGAAAATGGTACTAAACCAATTTCATCAAGAAAATAAAATTTTGATATCTGTATTTATAGAATAAAATAGTATGCCAAGTTCATTAGATTTTCCTAGTTCCGAGGTTTTTAGAAAAAAACTTATTGTTAGGAACCTTGTGCCATACAAAAAGTCGCCATCAAGTATTACCCCTCCGATTAACTATGAGACAATCCTTAGGGATATGGCTCCTACGGACAGTAATGATGCGTTAATTGACACATCTGTTTTTGCTAACCAAGTATATCCACTTAACCAATATGGTAGAGATGGTGGATACATTCAAGTTCCGGATGTTAATACCCTTAAGAATACAAACTCAAACGAGGGGGAATACGATTACAGCGATGCAACAATCCTCAACGAAGCTCAACAGGCTGCTCGTACAGGTTTTCCCGGTATTCAAGGTGCTTGGTTACCACTGAACCCATTTGGTGGAACAAACACTCAGAATCAACTATATGATTCAGGATTGTTTTTTACCCAATTAGAAATTTTACAAAACAGACATGGTAGAGGTTCCAATAACCAACCATATCCAAATACATTTAATCCTTCATCCTATAGAGCATCATCACTTATTATAAACCCCGACCCCCAAGGTTCGGATGGTTTGTTATCAAGTGACTCTTATTTGGCAAAAATCAGTGCTGGTTTTTACAAGGAACAGTTCTTATTCAACTCTGCAAGAGAAATAAGACGAAACACATTAGGAAGAGCAAATTTCCTTAACGTCAACGGAGGAGCGAATATCCTCAATATTTTAACAGGTAGGGTTCCAATTATAGAACCAAACTACACTATTACACAACCAACAACATTGTTGGGAGCGTCAGCCGATTTATTAAATAGGGTTTCAGGAACTTATGTTCCACTATCAACAATACCAGGAAGTTACTTTGACCCAAGTATTAACCCCCAAAATCAGGGAACCACACAGCAATTGTTTGGGGCTTATGCAGGGGCTAACTTGGCATCGGGAATCGGAAGATTCTTTGGTAGACTTTTTGGTTCACCTAAGACAGGGTCGGTGTTGTTTTTGGAAAACACAGGAGCCGGTCAAAAGTCTATATTATTTAAAAACTTAGAATACAACATTTATAGACCAAACTATTCAAAAACTATTTTTGATAGAGTTGCAGGAGTTCTAAGACCCGCAACAGAAAACGCAGGGTTTTATTATGTTGGTTCAGAGACTTCAGAACCAAGTAATATATTCTCACCCGTTGGTGATGTGCCAACCGACCAATTTGGAAGAGAGGTTAAAGCACCTGTTTACGGACCGTCAGAACTTTCACAACTTTATGAAGGACCTGGCAAAGCTCTTAGACTTGGGGCTAACGGACCGACATACAGTAGTGGTGGGGGTATTGAAGGTGGTTTCACTTGGGTATCACCGAAGTTCAGAGGTAATGCTGGTAAGTATGTAAGTCCTGGTGGAGACCCAACAAGTGAAGACCCTGACTTTGGACCTGCAGGATACGGTCCAACTGAATCAACAAACTACACCTTCAGACAAGGTTCTATCTTGGATGATACCCAACGTATCATTGATTCACAGCCAAGAGGAGGTAAGAGATTCCAACACGTAGGAAACGCTATCGACCAAGTATCCAAGGTATTTAACGATGGGTATAAAGAGATTACCAAAGGTTCAAAAGTTGTTCGTTATGTTGGTGAAATCGGTCAAGAAAGAGGTGCTGAGTATTGTAGAATCTTTACCAAAGATACTCCATACCTTCAGTTTAATGACTTGCAGAAAACCGATGGTATTACCACACAGGGTAGAAAGTTTGCTTATTCCGTGTTTGATAACACATATAACTTAAACATCGCGCCAAACAAAAGAGAAGGTGGACAAGACTCTACTAACATAGTGGGTGGATATCCATTTGGTGGTGGGTTCTATGCCAAGAAATATATGTTCTCGTTGGAGAATTTGGCATGGAGAACATCAAACAGACCGGGATTATCTGTCCAAGATTTACCTGCGTGTGAACGTGGTCCGAATGGAGGTAGAGTAATGTGGTTCCCACCATATGGTTTAACATTTAACGAATCAACCAGAGCTGGTTTTAAAACGACTGATTTCATTGGTCGTCCTGAACCTGTATACACTTACAATA